CTGTCCTCCCTCCCCCCGAGCCGGGAAACCATGGCTAGGCCGCGTTCCGGGCCCCAAATGCGGGCTTTGAACGCGGCTCTGCGTCAGTTTCGGCCGGAAAAACGGGATCAGGGCGTCGTGCTGCTCGCCCGTCTGTACGCATCGCAGCTGGACGCCGCCGATGAACTTCACGCTGCGTGCCTGGCTGCGCTGCGCGAGATCAATCCGGGCGACGTCATAGCTGTGCGTAACGTGCAGCGATTGGCGGAAGCTCACTCTGCGCGACAGACTGTGATGGATCTTGGACCGAAGTACCTCGCCGCGCTGGTGCAGCTCAACCTGACTCCCGCGGCCCGGAAAGCGCCGGAGGGGCCGACCGATGACACAGCCGACCCCGAGACTTCCGCCTATCTACGACTGGTCAGCGGTCAGAGGGAGCGTAACGCCGCGGCTCTGGACGCCGCCGCTACGGCCCCTGACACCTGAGACGTCGTACGGATTCGCGGCCGCGGAGTTCGCCCGGCTCATCGGCATGCCGTTCGACCCATGGCAAGAGTGGGGTGTCATCCACGCCGGCGAGATGTTGCCGGACGGCCGGCCCCGCTTCCGCCACGTGCTGATCCTGGTGAGCCGGCAGAACGGTAAGACGCACATGCTCGTCGTGCTCGCCCTGTTCTGGCAATTCGTCCAGCGCTGGGAGCTCACGCTCGGCACCAGCACGAAGTTGGACTATGCGCGCGAATCGTGGAACAAGGCAGTCAAGGCGGCCAAACGGACACGGTTCCTGTGGAACCACGTCCCCGCGCGTGGCGGTATCCGGCGCACGAACGGCGAGCAGGAGATGTACGCGTCCTTCTACGGCGGCCGGCTGGAGACGCGCTACAAGATCGGCGCGGCCACCGACGACGGCGGCCGGTCGCTGTCGATCGACCGGCTCATCCAAGACGAGCTGCGCCAGCACCACACGTACGACGCGTGGAACGCCGGCACGGGTGCGATGAGCGCGCGCCCGTTCGCACAGAACTACTGCCTGTCGAACGCCGGCTCGGACCGCTCGATCGTGCTGAACGACCGGCGCGACATGGCACTGTCGCTGGTGAAGTGGTGGGACGAACACGGCGACGACGGCGTGGCCGAGCTGCTGCTGGCCGGTCAGATCGTGCCCGGCATGCCGAACTACCGGCTCGGGCTGTTCGAGTGGTCGGCGCCGCTGGAGTCGTCCGTGACCGACATGGCTGCGCTCGCTCAAGCGAACCCGAACCTCGGGCACCGCGGCGCCGACGGGACGCTGCGCATCGACCCTCAAGAGCTCTATCTCGAAGCGGTCAGTGCGCTGGAGAAAGGCGGCCAGACCCTCACCGGCTTCAAGACGGAGCGCATGTGTATCCGCGTGCCGGCCATCGATGCGGCCATCGACGCCGAACGGTGGAAGGCGTGCGCTGGCTCGTCGAACCTGGCCGGTAAGCGCGTCGCCCTGGTCCTCGACGCGTCGCCCGATCTGGAGCACGTGACCGCGGTGGCGGCCGGGATGGACGGCGATACCGCGGTGGTCGACGTGGTGAAAGCGTGGTCCGGTGCCAGCGCGGTGCGCGACATGCAGCGCGACCTCCCGGGGCTCTGCGACACGGTGCGTCCCGCGGTGCTCGGGTGGTTCCCGGGCGGGCCGGCCGCGGCCGCGGCGAGCACGCTGCGGGACCGGTCGAAGAAGGACCGGTTCTTTGTGTGGCCGCCGGCGTGGCTCGAAGTGCAGGAGATCGCGGCTGAGACGTCCGGGGTCTGCATGGCGTTCGCGGTCGACGTCCGGGCCGGGGTGATCCGGCACGGTGATGATCCGCTGCTCAACGAGCATGCGCTGTCGGCCGAGAAGATGACGACGGGCGACACGTGGCGTTTCGCGCGGGTGTCGCGCGACGACGAGCCGGACCTGGCGCACTGCGACGCGGTGTACGCCGCGGCCGGGGCCGCTCACCTGGCCCGGACGCTGCCCATGCCGACCGGTCCGATACGTCTCGTTTCCGCAGATGACGAGCCGTAAGGATGCGTCTGCGCGCGTGACCGGCCCTTACACTTTCGATCATGGGATCGGTCGGACGTTTCGCGCGCAAGACGTGGGAGCTGTTCACGGCGAGCAACGCGGCCGCGCCGTACCGGTTCGCCGCGGGGCAGAGCAGCTACACGCCGCTGGACGATCTCTGGCGGGAGATGTTCCTCGGCGCCGGGGGAGCGGTCACCCGCGAGCAGCTGCTCAGCGTCCCCGCGGCGTTGCGCGCCCGGGACATGATCTGCAACATCGCGACGCTTCCCCTGACGGAAGTTGACCGCTCGAACCGGGCCACCGGTAACCCGCTCTATGAGCAGTGGGACCCGCAAGTGCCCAACGTGGTGCACCTCACCCAGACGATCGAGGACCTGTGGGTTGAGGGGATCTCGTGGTGGGAGATCGTCGCGTGGGACGGCGCTGACTTCCCGCTCGCGGTTCGCCGGCGGGACCCGAACAACGTCAGCCTGAATCCGCCGGCCGGCACGAAACGCGGCCGCGACCCGCTCCCGGGCGGCTACGACCCGCGCGAGGGGGTCGTCTACGTCGACGGCCGCGAGGTCCCCGCGAAACGGATGATCCGGTTCGACTCGCCGAAACAGTCGGCGCGCAAGGTCATGGGCAAGACGCTGCGGCGCGCCCTGGCGCTCGATAGCGCCGCGGAGATGTACGCCAACGACCCGCGGCCGGCGGACTACTTCACGCCGAAGCCGGGCATGCCTGATCCGGCCGGCGACGGCGAGATTCAAAAGATCCTTAACGACTGGCGCCGGTGGCGTCGTCAGCACTCGACCGGCTATGTGCCGTACGCCCTGGACTACAACGCCGTCGACGTGCCCACGCCGGCAGAGCTCCAGCTGGTCGATCTGCAAGAGCGCGTCACGATCGAGCTCGCGGTGGCGTTCGGGCTGGAGCCGTCGGACGTGGGCGCCCCGGTGACGTCGATGACGTACGCCAACGTGGTCGACAAACGCCGCGACCGGATCAACGATCTGCTCTCGTTCTTCATGCGGGCCATCACTGACCGTCTGGCCATGCCGGACGTCTCCCGGCCGGGGGCGCGTCCCCTGTTCGACCTCGACGACTATCTGCGGCCGGACCCCAAGACGCGGTGGGAAATCTACGACATAGCATCATCGCTCGGCGTCATCGGACCGGACTGGATTGCCCGGGAAGAGTCGCTGCCCCCGGAAGCACGGGTGGGCGCGCAACGGGACTCCCCTGCCGTGACTGAGGGGGGCGGCGGGGGACGGGTCGTCCCGTTGCGCGCCGCGGCCGGTGACCCGCGGGCAACATTCGACAGTGCCGAAGAGTTCGCCGGCCCGGTGAGCCGCGAGCGGTTCGCCGCGGATACCGGCCGGCGGCTGCTCGAAGGAATCGCCCTGCCGTACGGTCCCCGGGCGATCGCGAAGAAAGGCGGCCGCCGCTACCGGTTCGCGGCCGGCGGCGGCTGGTGGACCGAAGTCGGCAGGGTCAAGCTGCTCGAAGATCACAACCACGCGCTGGCGTTCGGGCGCGCGCTGGACTTGACCGAGACACCCGACGGCCTGTTCATCCGGGCCCGCGTGTCCGGTGGTGAACACGGCGACCGCATGCTGTCGCTGGCGGCCGACCGCGTCAAAGACGGGTTCTCCGTCGGGGTCGACTGGGAAGATTCCGACATCGGCCCGGACCCGCTCAACGCCGGCGTGCTGCTCGTGCACCGCTACCAAATCGTGGAAGTCAGCCAGACTGCCATGCCCTCGTTCGATGATGCTCGCGTGACCAGGGTGGCCGCGAGCCGCGACCAGGAAGGAAACGCCATGCCCTGCTCGATCTGCGGCCTCGTCCACCCGGAAGGCCAGGCCGCGTGCACGCCGGCCCCGCCGACCACCACGCCGCCGGCCACCGGCCAGACGTTCACCGCGGAGCAGGTGTTCGCCATGTTCCCGGCGTTCGCGGCCGCTCTGCAGAACGCCCCGGCCGGCACGCCGGTCGGTATCGCCCCGGCCCCGCCGGCTCGGCCGACCGTCAACCCCGAGGGCGCGGGGGAGGGCAACACTCCGGCCGGCACGGTGACGTTCGTCCGTGAGCCCCTGCCGTACAAGTTCGCCGGCTCGACCGTCCCCGGTGAGGTGCAGTTCTCGCCGACCGGCGAGCACAACTTCCACGCCGATCTGCTCGAAATGTCGCGCATGCACGACGACGGCTCGGACGGCGGCCGCTCGCCGGCCGGCAAGCGGGTGATGGGGCTGCTGCGGCGCACGATGACGTTCGACATCGACACGGCGGACGTCAACGAGCTGAACCCGAACATTCAGCGCCCGGACATGTATGTCGACCAGCGTGACTACCGGCGACCGATCTGGGACCTGGTCGGTCGCGGCGCCCCGCCCAACGGGGTGCAGCCGTTCACCTTCCCGAAGTTCTCGTCGTCGTCCGGGCTGGTCGGCGACCACACCGAGGGCACCGAGCCGACGTCGGGCACGCTGGTCACGACCAACCAGACGGTCACTCCGTCGGCGCTGTCGGGTAAGGCCTCGCTGACGCGTGAGGTGTGGGACATGGGCGGCAACCCGGCCACCGCGTCGCTGGTGTTCAACCAGATGCGGCGCGGCTACTGGGAAGGCCTGGAGTCCGCGGCCGCGACGTTCCTCAACACGCTGACTGCGGCGGCCGACATCAACCTCGGTGTCGCGCCGACCGACGCCGCCCTCATTACCGCGTGGGAAGGCGCGGTCATGGACCTTCAGTTTATCCGCGGGTACGACATCTCCGCGTTCGTCGTCGAGAAGGCGCTCTACAAGAAGTTCGGCTCGGCGAAGTACTCCAGCGGCGAGCCGGCGTTCCCGATGATCGGCCCGTCGAACCGCAACGGCACCGCGGCCGTGCGGTTCCAGACGCTCAACCTCGACGGGATCGAGGGCATCCCGTCGTGGGCGCTGACGTCGACGGCGGACGCCGCCAACAACTCGTGGCTGTTCGACCCGTCGGTGGTGTTCGGCTGGGCGACGCCACCGCAGCGTCTGGAATTCCCCGGCACCGACTCGACCGGCGGCTACGCGCCGATCGCGATGATCGACCTCGGGATCTGGGGTTACAAGGCGTTCGCCAACAGCGATATCGCCGGCGTGCGTCAGGTCATCTACGACGCCACCGCCTGATCCGGCGTCGCGCGCCCGGGGTTCCGCCGGGGTGTCCCCGGGCGCGCCACGTCACCACCGAATTACTGGATTACTGGTAATGGCAATTCGGTAATCGAGAGGACATCCATGCCTGTCTATTCGTTGTCGCCGACGTCGCGGGACATCGTCGCCGGTGACATCTGGGTGATCTCCGTCAAGGCGCAGGAAGAGTGCATCGCTGCTCCGGCCGACACGATGATCACGGGCCAGGTGACGGCGCCGGACGACACCACTGCCGCACTGGTGTTCGAGAACACCAGCGCCGGGATCTGGATTGCGGTGGTCGACGTCGACGACCCGGGCCGCTACCTCGCGACGGTGGTGGTCGACGGCTACGGCATGGCCGCGTTCACCGCGTACGCCACCGCGCCGACCGCGGGGACGGGCATGCCGACCCTGGCCGATCTTGTCGGCGACCGGACGCAGGATTTCGGCTACCTCGGCGAGAACAGTTTCAGTGACGCTGACGTGCAGGACGCGCTGGACGCCGAAAGCGCCGCTCAGCGCGACGTGTGCACGGTGCCGGCCGCGTACCCGGATTCCCTCGCTCAAGCGCTCAAACGGCGCGTGGCGGTCAACCTGGCCCGCCGGGCGCATGCCCTCGGCCTGTTGACCGGCGACGCCGATACCGGCGACGCGACCCGGCTCCCCGGACAAGATCCCGAGGTGCGACGTCTAGAACGTCCCTACCCGCGGCTGGTGATGGGGTGAGCAACGACCAGACCCGCGCCGACATCGTCGCCCTGGCGTCGACCGTCGAGGGGGTCACGGCGTACGCCAAGCGACCGGCCACGCTGCGCTCGGGCGACGCGTGGGTGCGGTGGCGCGGCGCCGAGCGCGCCGACGGGTTCCTGTTCTACAACACGTGGGCCCTGATCGTGCTGCTCTCCGAGGACGAGCAAACGGCTGACGAGCAGGCGGACCGTCTGGCGTACGAGCTGGCCGCGGTGCTGGAGGACGGGACCGATGACACGGACGGGGTGCTGTTCGTGACCGGCATGCAGCCGGTCGCTGTCGCCTCGACCGCTGGGGATTTCAAAGCGATCGAAGTACAAGGAAGATCGGAGTAGCCATGGCCGCGGTGACCGGTGTTTACGTCGTGAAAGACGCGACGTTCACGCTCGAAACTGTCGAGTACAACAACCAAATCACGGTGGCCCGGCTCGTTCCGGACACCCCGATTCAGCAGCTGCGCACGCTCATTCCGGACGGGGTGATCTCCGATGTGGACTCGCCGATCTGGACGCTGGAGCTGACGCTGGTGCAGAAGAACAACACCGGTGGTCTGGCCCGGGCGCTGCGCACGCTGGGCTCCGGTATCGAGGCCGATTGCGTGCTGGCCCCGAAGAATCTGGACGGCGAGGATCAGGCGGCGTTCACGATCATCAGCATGCTTCCGCCGTTCGGTGGGGAGCAGGGTTCGTTCCCCACCGCGGAGATGGTGTTCCCGGTGAAGGGACAGCCCGTGTTCTCCGAAATCGCCGACTGAATCCCTCGAGGGAAACGGTAATAACAGTAATAACGGACACTCCGGAAAGAGGTGCCGACATGGCAACCAAGACGCAATGCAAGATCCACTGCACCATGAGCGACGGGCGAGAGTTCGACGTCGTCGCTGATCAGCGAGACTGGGCGGCCGCCGAAGCCAAAGAACTCACGACCGGCACGCTCACCCACCTGCGCTTCCTGGCCTACTCCGCGGCGCGCCGCGACGGCCGGTACAACGGCGCGTGGGACCGCTGGAACGACGTCGATCTTGAGGAAGCCGATTCCAGCCTCGACGAGCCGGCGGCCGCCGGCGACGGTGGCGACCAGGGCGACGACGAGCCGGACCCTACGCCGGCGGCGACCCCTGGCCCGACGGTCACGAGCGCCGCTTCCGAGTCGCGTTCGCCCGGGCGACGGGCCAACCGCTCGACGTCGTGATGGCCGCGCACCCGCGGGACCTCGACACGTGGCTTGAGTTCGCCGAGCGCGACGCGTCAGCCGCTCGTATGGAGGCAGCGCGGGCCGCGCTGCATCAGCAACTGGGAAGGTAGGCACCCGGGTGGCCACCGACATTGACGCGTTCGTCCGCGAGCTCAAGGCGTTCGACGGCCGGCGGACCGTCGTCAAAGCCATGCGCCGCAAGATCAACAAACCGGTGCCGGAGATTCGCCGGCGTATCCGGGCGCACGCGGTGGCCATCCTGCCGTCCAGCGGGGGACTCGGCGCGTGGGTGGCGGCCGCCACCGTGTCCACCCGTATCCGGTACGCGAGCTCCCGGACGGCCGGGATCAGGCTGCGCGGTTCCCGCAAGTCGTTGCGCGACAAGTCGGACCTCAACCGGATCGACCAGGGCCGCGTGCGCGCGCCGTCGTGGGGCCGGCGGACGGCCGCCAGCTGGCACACCCAAGCGGTCACCGCGGGATGGTTCACCGAGCCGGCCGGGGACATCGACGCGTGGCGCAAGGTGTGCGATGAGGCCGTGGATGAGGCGTTCGACGAGATAAGACGGGGGTGACATATGGCACGTGACGTAGAGATCAACGCCACGCTCAGCGACAAGACCGGCTCGGGTCTGGCGTCGGTCGAGCGGCGCATGGCCAAGACGAGCAAGAACGCCGAGAAGCAGGGCAAGCAGCTCGAAAGCAAGCTCGCGACGTCGCTGGTCGGCGCCGTCTCGAAGATTTCCCCGAAGCTCGGCGAAAACCTCACCAGCGTGTTCGGCGCGGCCAGCGAGTCAGCCGCGCCGGCGCTGGCCGCGGGTGCGGTGGTGGCTGCCCCGTTGATCGCGGCGACCCTGTCCGCGGCGATCATCGGCGCGGCCGGCGTGGGTGGTGTGGTCGGTGGCGCGTTGCTGGCGAGCAAGGATGCCCGGCTCAAGGTGGCCGGCTCCCAGCTGGCCGACACCATCGGCCACCAGCTCACCCAAGACGCCGGCGTCATGGTCAAGCCGCTGCTCAAGGGTGTCGACGACGTCGGCGACGCTTTCGAAACCAAACTCGAACCGCGACTCGCGAACATCTTTCGCAACTCGGCGAACTACATAGACCCCCTGGTCGACGGGGTGACGGGTCTCGCCGACGGGGTGCTGCGCGGCGTCGACGCGCTGGTGTCGCAAGCGGGCCCGGTGATGGCGCAGCTCGGTCAGTCGCTCGACGACATCGGCGACGCGACCGGCGACATGCTCACCACGATCAGCAAGGGCAGCGGCGGCGCGGCCGCGGCGCTCGGCGACATCACCGACCTGATCGTGGGGATCGAGCGCGTCACCGGTCCGACCATCCTCGGGCTCACCAAGCTGTACGAAGTGTTCGACGAGCTCGGCGCCACGTCGGGCGTTATCCAGACGCTCGGCACGGTCATGGGCGGCACGAGCAAAGCCACGCACACGTTCGTGTCGGCCACCGCGGGCGCGGCCAGCACGATGCAAGAGGCCACCGACGACACGTACGACTACACCGCGGGAATGCAACAGGCGGAAGCGGCCGTGCAGGGTGTCTATCAGGCGAACCGTGATCTGTACGGGTCGACAACCGATGTGGCGGGAGCGTTCGCGAAAGCGAACGAGTCGATCAAAGAGAACGGGAAAACGCTTAACACGAACACCGAGAAAGGCCGCGAGAACCGGGACGCTATCGCTCAGGTGGCCGCGGCGATTCAACGCCAGTACGACAACTATGTGAAAGTCAACGGAGCGGGCGCGGGTGCATCTGCCCTGGCCGGGCAGCTCCGCGGGAAGTTCATCGCGCTGGCCGAGAAGATGGGGTTGTCGGCGAGTAAAGCCGCGGCTCTGGCGAACGAGCTACTGGGCATCCCGAACGTCAACCGCAAGGTGAACGTGGCCACCGAGGAAGCGAAACGCCACGCTCAGGAATTGAAAGACAAGCTGGCCGGAATCAAGGACCGTTCCGTCTACGTGAACGTGGCATTTAATGAGGGCCGCATCGCGAAAGTGGAAAACCAGCTGGCCCGGCTGCACGGGTCCGGCGTGTATGCGGCGTCCACCGGAAGCTTCGAACCCGGCTCGGGCGGGGCCCGCACGGGCGGGGCGCAGCAAATCGCCCTGACGAACGAGCTCACGGTGAACCTCGACGGCCGGCCGCTGCAACGCCGCGTCGACACCTCGATTGCCCGCAACAACAAGCGTCAGGCGTGGCGCGCGCGCGTAGGGAGCCGCTGATGGCTGTCACCATCGACGCCACCGAGCAGGATTCCTGGCCACCGCGGGTGCTGCTCACGGTCTCCGGGATCACGGTCGGGGTGGACACGCTGGAGCTCCGCCGGGTGGTGTCCGGCACGGCCGGCACGATGCGCGCCGGTGGCCTGCCGGCGGAGTCGACCACCGAGACGGTCGTCGACGCCGAGCTCCCGTTCGGGGTGCCCGTCTCGTGGCAGGTCCTCAACTCGGCGACCGGCGCCGTGCTCGACACGGCCGGCCCACTCACGGTGGAACTGACCGGCGGCCAGGTGGCCATCACCGATGCGATCAGCGGGCAGGCCGCGGAGGTCATCGTCACCGCGTGGCCCTCGCGCGACCGCGAGGCGATCGCGAGCGTGTTCAACGTCGACAACCACAACATCGTGGTGTCCGGCGGACTCGGCCAGTACACGGCCACCGTGCAGTTGTATACCGAGACAACCGCCGGCGGGCAGGCCCTCGAAGCGCTGCTCATGACGTGCACGTCCGGGATCGTGCAGGCCCGGCAGTCCGGCCCGTACGCCGGCGTCGACGCGTACTGGGCAGTGCTGAAAGCCTCCGACGTCCGGTTCAGTCAGGATGGTTCCGACGAACGTCGGTTCTGGCAGCTCGACGTCGCCGAGACCGACCGGTGGGCGCCGACGCTGGAGGCCCGAGGGTTCACGTTGCAGGATGTCGCGAACGCCTACGCCGGGCTGACGCTGGCTGACCTGTCCGCGGATTTCGCGACCCTGATCGACCTGGCGCAGGGCGACTTCTCATGATCACCGTGTCGGATGACCTCATGAACGTGCTGCGCTACGGCTCGTTCAAGCTGCACGCCCGCTGCTGGACGTCGTACGCCGGGAAGGTGACGGCGACGAACATCCCGATCGTGGCCGGCGGGGAGACGTTCGACGACTCCCTGAACGTGCCGGAGCGGGTGGAGATCGACGTACCGCGGGTGGTCGACGGGGTGAACCTGGCGCCGGGCGACCCGAAAGCTGCGCTGGCCGCGTACGGGCAGCGGCTGCACGTGCAGTTGGGCGTCGACGTCGGCACGTTCGGGATCGAGTGGTTCGACCGCGGCGAGTTCCTGATCATCGAAAGCGAGTCAGACGGCGACGTCGTGCACGTGACCGCTGTCGGTCTGCTCGCCCTGGTCGAGGAAGCCGATTTCGTCTCGCCTTACCAGCCGTCGAGCACGATGAAAACCATTGTCAGGAACCTGGTTGAGCCGGCTATCCCGGTGGTGTTCTCCGCGGACCTGACCGACCGGTCCGGCCCACCGGGCAGCGCCGGCGTCAACTACGACGAGCAGCGGCTGGTGTGCCTGATCGAGTGCCTGAACACGTGGCCGGCGGACATGCTGATGAAACCCGAGGGCTACCTCTACCTGACCCCTGATCCGGGCACCGCGGCGCCACCGCAGGACTGGAACCTCTTCCGGTACAACCGGACGGATTCGCCGTTCGACCGGGCGACCGTGATCCGGACACAGGAATCGTCGAGCCGCGACGGGGTGACCAACTGTGTGGTGGCCCGCGGGACCGACGCGAACGGCGGCCAGGTCTACGCCGCCGCGTACGACACGTCGACGGGCGCCACCCGCTACAAGGGCCCGTTCAACCCGTTCCCCGTGCCGTACGTTCTGCAGAGCCCCTTTCTGACGACCCGACCGCAGTGCCAGGCGGCCGCGAACAAGTTGCTGGCGCAGCGCTCGCGAACCACCTATCGCCGGTTCGACGCCGAGATAGTGCCCCTGCCGATCCTGTGCGGCCGCGACGGGGTGTACGTGTACGACGGCAACCCGGACCTGAGTCAGGCCGCGACCGGCACGTGGGTGGAGACGCTGGACCTGCCGTACGTCGCTGACGGGGGCAGCATGCGGCTGACGCTGCGGACCGCGGGGACGGTGCTGTCGTGAGAGACGACCAGGGCGCCAGCGCACAGTTGGCCGCGGCCCTCACGGTGAAGTCGGGCAGCACGTGCAGCGTCGATATCGCCGGGAACCCGACCACCGTGCAGGTGGCCCGGGATCTGACCGTCGCTGTCGGCGATGTGCTGGTGATGGTGAAGACGGGCAACGCCGGCCGGTCGCAGTGGTTCGCGGTGGCCCGGGCGTACGCGGCCGCTCCCACGGTGGACCCGAGCATGACCCCGGGCCCGCCGGCGTACACCGCGACGGTCTCCGGTCTGCTCACCGTGTCGCCGACGTTCACCGGGACGTACCGCGACGGGTCGTGGGTGACCGGCACCGACCAGCCGTCGCAGGGGGTGTACGGCGGCTACGGCAACGCGGTGGGGGTGGCCTACTACGGGAGCAAACCGACGGCGCTGGCCGGGGCGACCGTGACCGACGCGAGCGTGACCGTGCAGCGGGTGGCCGGCGGCACCGCATCGGCGCAGACTGCCACGCTGGCCCGGATCACCGAAAGCGCGTACGACGGCGGGGCGCCGACGGTCGGCGCCACCGCGGCCGGCCCGGTCCTGGCCGTGGGCGCCGACGTGTCGTTCACCGTGCCCACGGCGTGGGCGCAAGCGTTCGTGGATGGCACCGCCGGCGGGCTCGGGGTGTACGACGCTGACGGGTCACCGTTCATGCGGTTCGCCGGCCGCGGCTCGGGGCCGGCGGCATGGTTCCTCTCGATCGAATGGAGCAGGTGATGGGCACCACCACGAATTGGAGTCTCCGCTATCCCGAGCCGACCGCGGACGTGGACCTGTGGACGCACATCCAGAACCTCGCCGAGGACGTCGACGAGGCGCTGACGGAAGCGAACACGGTCTACCTGTGCAAGCTGCGGCAGACCTCCGCTCAGTCGGTCGCCGACTCCACCGACACGGTGGTCGGTAACTGGGGCGAGGCCTCCGACGTGCCGGGGTGGCACAACCCGAGCAGCAACCCGAACCGGATCACGATCACCACCGCCGGGATGACGGGGTGGTTCGAAGCCGGGGTGATCATGAACTGGCAGTTCACCACCGCGTTGCAGTACGTCGACGTGGGTATCAGTAAGAACGGCACCGTGATCGAGCGGTACGGCAACGACCAGCTGCCGTCGACCGGTCAGAACTCGGTGAACAAGACGGGCCACGGGTTCACCATCCCGGTGACCGGGGCCACGAACGACTACTTCGAGATGATCTGCCGGCAGACGTCCAGCGGTTCGAGGAACACAAACGGTAACGGCGACAACCTGTCTCCGCGCTTTTGGCTGCGCTACCTCGGACCACTCTGAGGATGCCGGCACCCTACCCAGAGGTGGGAAAATATGACCCTGACCAGTGCGGATACGGGGGTAAAGGTGAAGATCAACAACTGGCCTACGGCCATCGTCGCGGTGGTAGGTCTGCTCACCGTGGGTGCGGTGCTGGTGCTGCTCGTCAACGCGGGATGGTCCGGCGAGGGAATCGCCGCGTTCGTCTCGCTGACGCTGGGCATCGTCGCGACTCACCTGGTCAACATCCGGCGCACCTCCAGCGTGGAAGCCAAGACGGACGCGCAGAGCCAGCAACTCGACACGATCGCGCGACAGACCAACGGTGAGCTGAAGGCTGTGGTGGCTACCGCGGTGCAGGAAGGCATCGATAGGGCCGTGGCCAAGATGCGCGCGGAGCAGGGGGAGATCGACAGTGGCCACTGAATCGGGGCTCGGGTACACGCTGCACCCGCCCAAGAGCTACACGCCGGGCCGCAAGTCGGGCCAGCCCACGGTGATCATCATCCACACCACCGAGGGCAGCGAGGGCCCGACGTCCGCGGAGGACGGGGCCGCGTACGACGCCCGGCGCACCGACGGGACCTCGACGCACTTCTTTGTGGATCAGAACTCGGTGGTGCAGTGCGTGCGCACCACCGATGAGGCGCACGCCGCGCGCACCCACGGCAACGACGTCGGTATCCAGATCGAGGTGTGCGGCCGCGCCGGGCAAGGCAGCTCCGGCTGGAACGACTCGGCGAGTCTGGCCACGCTGGAGAACGTCGCGAAGCTGTGCGTGCAGCTGCGCGCACAGCGCCCGGGCCGCTTCCCGCTACGCCGGCTGTCCCCGCACGATCTGCGCGCCGGGCTCGGCGGATTCGCCGGTCACGTCGACTGCACGAACGCGTGGCCGGAGGACAACGGCACCCACACCGACCCCGGGCCGACGTTCCCGTGGGGCAAGCTGCTCGACCGCATCGACGAATTGGAGCTGATCATGGCCGCTGTGGAACTCACCAAAGACGCTGTGAAAGAGGTGGCGGCCGCGGTCATCGACGCCATGGCCACCCGCGACGGGGTGTGGCGCTCGCCGAGCTGGCGCGCCGACCAGACCAACGCCGAGTGGCCGATGGAGAACGTGCTCAACGTCGGCATGGAGGACACCCACAAGCGGCTCGTCGACCTCGCGACCGCGCTGGACAAGGTCGTGCTGCGGCTGGACGCCATCGAAGACGCGCTCAAGCCGGCCGGGTAAGGTCTACCGCGCAGACCCATATTCCATGTTGGGGTTGCCACGGGATACACGGAACACAAAAGCACGTTTCCCCACCGAGAGTCGCGGCAGCATTTGACGTGGGGGGGACAACGAACGGCCCCGGAAACCTACCTCCGGGGCCGTTCGCGTTCCTCCCGCAACGGGGTAACGGGAGACTCCCTGCCCCGCGGCCACACGATCGTCAGTCGCGCTGGCGGGACACACTCTCTCGCACGGTCGGCACCGCACCCGAGCAGTCGACGGGCTGGAGCGCGGCGGAGTCAGGCGAGAGACGCTTCTCAGTTGGGCTCGGGCAGCCACACTCCGTCGACCAGGCTGAAATCGGCTATCCGGTCGCTGTCGACTTCCTGACCCTCGCGGAACACCGGGGCGTCGCCGGTCGTCACGATCCAGTCGTAGTTGTCCGGGGCGGCCGGCGGGAGAAAGATCGCGTTCGACTTGTCCAGTCGCACGGTGGCTTCCGGCTCGGGCCCGTTGTACCGAACCTCGACGGTCGTGCCGGGGATCACCCGCGGCTCACCACGCTTGATCGTAAACACACCTTTTGTCACCGGATCACTCCCGACGGTATGGACGGACCGACCAGGCGCACCCTACGCCGCTCGGCAGATCAATCTGGCCGTTCGCGTGCCAGCACACCACCGCGTTGACCGCATCGGCCACCCGAGCGTTCATCACCTCGACGTCGCCGACGCGCACCCACGGCCCGGCCGGCACCAGAACGAACTGCATGTCGTCCATGATCTTTTCGCTCACAGCGTCACCCAGTACGGCTCGGGGGGTTCGCCGTCGTCGGCAATGGCCCGGTCGTAGCGCTGCTGCTCCGCCCGCTCCGCGCGGGTGGGGCAGTAGCACTCTTTCAACGGTTCGTCCGGGAACCGGACGTAGTCGCACGACGGCGAGTGGCCGGCCGCGAGTGCTTCCTCCCCGGTCACAGGTACATCCCGGGGCCATCGTCGGACACTGCCGGACGCTGTCGGACGCCGTCGGACGCCGTCGGACGACCGGCCGCGTCGAACAGGATGCGCGCGGCCTGCTCGACCGGCGCTCGCACCGTGTCGGGGTCGGCGGCGTTCGGCAGACCCGCCTCTTTCATCGCCTCCCGCAGCTCGGTGATCTTGGCGTCCGCGTAAAGGATGGAGTCCTCCCGCAGCTGGAACCACTTGTCCTTGACCGGCTGAGGCATGGCCTGCTTGACCGCTATGAGCCACCCTTCGAGCTCGGCGAGCACGCTCATGGGCACCGCGGCCGGAAGCATTCTCGGCGCCCGTTGGACCGAATCCGTCAGGTACAGACCGATGGAGAACATCGGCCCCTCGGTGCCGGGAAAGTCGTCGATCACCTGGTCTCCCGCGAGGCCCACAATCGCGGCCGCGAGGAAATTCGGGCTCACGCCCACGGTCAGCTCATCATCCATACCGATGCGCCCCTCTCTGTGCCGCGCCCACCGCGGCAATTTGATGATCACGAAAGCTGCACGAGTGGTGCGTTTTCCGGCGTCGCCACCACGGCCCGGACGCCCGGGCGTGCACCACCGCCGGGCGAGGGCAGTAGTCACACGTCATGGCCGCCCTCGGCGTGCGCCGCGGGGTGCACGCATCCCGCGGCGCACGGGTCGTCCTCATCGGTGTCGCAGCGACTGCATATCGAGCACGAGCCGTCGATGAAATGGCCGCTCTCCGGATGACCACAGATGTCGCACGTGTCGTCTCGCACGTTGTCCCTCCCAAGGGGTGACCCGCGGCGCGCTCGGTGAGCCAGGTTGGCATCGGGGGTAGCGATCCGTCCGAGCCACGCCGCGGGAGCTGTCAGCGCCAGATGCCGTCGGACCGGTCGCCGTCGACTTCGGACGTCATGAGTTCGTCGAGGGAACCACCGCGGCCGGCGTCACCCATGGCGTACCCGTCGGTTTCGTTGACCGCGCCGGCGCGGTGCCGGCCCACACCCTGCCCGGGCCGGCCGACACCCACGGCCGCGTGCCGGCCGGTGTTCATCGCGTCGGGCGGGAGCTGCGCGCGACGCCGGCGGAACCACGGCGCATTCACAGCGGGCCCTTCCCGTTGTTGGTGCTCGCGATATAGGTCACGCGCATCGCGCCAAGATCGACGTCGTGGCTCATCTGCCGCGGGTCGTGCTCGGGGTAGACGTACGTGCCAAACCGGTCGGCGAGGGTCTGCACCTCGGCCAGGGTGAGCTCCCCGCCGCCGATCTGGAAGTAGTCGCCGATCGGCAGGTCCGGGTTCGCGGCGAACCAGTCGGCGAGCGCGTGCAGAGCGGCGATCTTCGCGGCGCGGCCGGGGGTGCGCTTGAGCAGCGGGGGCCGGCCCTCATCGCCGCGGCCGTACATCGTGGCCGGTTGGATGTCGGCCGTGCCGGTGGAAAGGGTGTTCGTCATGGCGACAACCTTGCCCGCCGACGGGCGACCGTGTCAAGATACTTCACATGAATCAGCAACTACCGCTCGCCGTTGCCGCCGAATGGATGACCCGCGGCGCGGCCGCCGCGCTGCTCGGCGTTCACGTGCGCACGGTGGCGCGCATGGTCGAGGACGGGCGCCTACCCGGCTATTGGCCGGAAGCGGCGGAAGGCGAGGAATCCCCATTGCTGCTGTATAAGCCGGAAGTTCAGGAATTCAAGCACGCTCGTAACCTCGTCGCGGGCAAACGCGGAAAGTGACCATAATGGATCAATGGAGCTACCTACGCCTGATCCGGGAGCAAACGCTCCACGCGGCCTGTGGCTCGTCTTACGGACTTGTGAGGCGTGCGGACCACGCTATTGCGGCCGCCACGAAAGGCCCGACCTTCAATGGGTTCGAGCCGGGATTGAGCAACGGCGACGGAAGGCCGTTCTGGTCCGCGCCGCGCGCCGTACGCGTGGCGTTCCGCGTCGCCGTGGACGTCGCTGATCTCTTCGACCCGAAGATGTCCTGGCGGCACGTGATGCAACGCCACCGCGAACGCCGGCTCGTCTGGTGCGGGCCGGCCGCGCCGTGCCCGGAGGTGCAGCGGTGAAACACGAACGCTGCCCGTCCGGGGACTTGCCTTTCCCCGGGGGCAGCGATCATGATGACGAACAGTCTCAAAACACTAGGTCTGACCGTACCAGCGAACACGGTCCGTGCTCAATCGCGCTTCAAATGGCGCAACCGGGTTGCCTCCCGGTGGCATGCAGGGCGGAGTCAGGTAGCAACCGCCCGCGGGGAACCTCCCGCGCACAACGTCCCCGGGCCGCGCGGCCCGTCCCTCGGAAGGTAACCCCCGCGTATTGGAGTCTTCGGCCAGTCAGGTGTTGCCCCACACGCGAGTGCGGGGACCACGAAGGCAGGCCCAACCTGAGCGGTGCAGAGCCGCGTACGGTGGTGACTCCTACCCCGTGCCGGGCGGCTAATCGACCAGTCCCGCTCGTCCGCGTTCTGCGGTTTCCCGCACACCTGCCGGCACGGGGTAGGCCACCGCACCAAGAGCCGAGACACATCCCGCCCTGACGCGTCGGTAATGCGACGTGTGGTGAGCTCTGCGAACGTCGGACTTCCGACCGTCGAGACCCGCCCCCATCCCTGCTTCGAGCACTCTCTTTCTCGAAGCAGGGGTGGGGTGCACCGTCCCCAACCTCCCATCGAGGGGGTAACCACCCTGTCACCGACTGTCACCGAAAGGAATCACACATGGCCGAAAGCGAAGCCGAACGCACCAAACGCCAGATCGAGCAGGCGCTCGCAGCCGAGCGAATCCGCAAGGCGAAAGAGGAGTACGACCGGCGCAGCGCAGCCGACCAGGCGCGGCTGCGCCAGGCCGTACGCGAGGACCCGAACAAGTGACCCGCGGAGCGTGCTGCGGGCACCCCTACTCCGCCCATCTCGGCTCCGGCGGGGCATGCACCCAGTGCGGCTGCATGGGCTGGATCAGTAGCCACCACCACCACCAGGAGGAACACCGTGCCTGAACGTCCACCAAATCCGAACGGTCTCATCATCAGTGCCTACGTCGTGCTGACGCCCGACACCAGCGAGCTCACGTGGTTCCTGCCCGACGTCAGCCCGAGCCCGGAGGATTCGGCGCGTGCTCACGCCGACGGAGCCGGCGGCATCATCTTCAAGATGCCGATCGAAGCTGACTACCGCCCGGAGAGCTGAGCGACCATGCGCACGAACACACCCCGGCTTGAGCATGAGCTCCGCACCCTGCTGACCGAGTCGATCGAGACCGACGACTGGGCCATGATCTCCGCCTGCTCGACCCTGCTGAACGAGCTGGCCGCGCGGCAACTGACCGAGACTCTCGGCAACCGGCCGGCGGGACGCGTCGTCAACGTGCCGCTCATGGCCGTGCCGGCCCGGCCCGAACCGCCGGCCCGGGAGCGGGTCGCGGCCGCGGTCGAGTGGCTGCACACCCCCTGCGGCGTCACGAGCGGGTTCCCGGCCCACATCGACCCGACAAAGCCGGGCGAGGCGTTGTCCTCCGGCCACGGGCCGCACCCGTGCCACGGGTGCGGGAAGCGAAACTTCCTGTGGAGCCGTGTCGTCAGCGGGGCCGGGCAGCCGCTCGGCGACCGGTTGCGGCGACTGCCCACCACCGAGGAACAGGCGACTGTTGACGCTGCAACAGTCGCTCGCCGGGCCACGGATAACCGTGATTATCCTATGAGCCCTGCGACTGTTGACGCTGCAACAGTCACCATGGACATCGATACGAACCCCGACTGTTCGGGCGACTGTTCGGGCGACTGTTCGGCGGAACTTCACGTCGCGGTAGCGCGCGCAACCGCGCGCGCAACCGCGCGCGCACTTGACCTCGACGCGCCGGAACTTGCGCCCACCAAGGCCCGACCGTGCATATTCCGGGCGAGCTCGCAGCGCGCTATGTGCGGCGTTCCGATCGCCGTGGTCGACGGCGTGCTTACCCACCTGAATACCAGGGGCGAGCCCTACAACATGACCTCTCACCAGCCACGATGAGCAAAAGCTGGTCGGGCGGGAGCACGCGCGCGTGGCGTAGGTTGCGCGCGCGCGTGCTCTTGCGCGACCGGCTGTTGTGCCGGGCGCACGCGGACGGCTGGTGCGCGCGTGAGCGACCGGGCGCGCACGACTGTTCGGTGCGCGTGGCGCTCGCCGGCCCGGACGCCGGCCACGTGCATCACACGCTCGGTAAGGCGCGCACGGGCGACGACGAGCAGCACCTGGTCGCCGCGTGTGGGCCCTGCAACCGCTGGATCGGTGAGCCCGGAACAAGCGCGCACGCGCGCGCCCGGGCGGCCGCCGATCCGGCTCCCAAACCACAGACCAGATGGGGGAAGTTGTGAACACGGTGGACGGCGGAACATGGGTTCCGTCACCTGAGCGCTGCGTTGACGGCGCGGTGCCCGGGTACTGCTACTTCTGCCGGTTGGCGAAGCGATGAGCGAGTGGCAGGAGAACGCGGCCCTGACGACCATGCTCGCGTCGATGGTCGGGGTGCTGCTGGCGCTCGGGCTGAACGAGGTGATCAGCATCTGCTTCCTGCTCATCGACCGGCGGCGGCGCAAGCGCGCACACCACCAGGCTCGGAGGTACTGGGGATGACGGACCACGCGGGATACGACGACACCATGATCGTGATCAACACGGAGGCGGGGCCGATGCTCGGGGCGGGGCCGGCCCGGCGCACGGTGTTCTCGTTCGGGGTGCTGGCTGAGGCCGATGGTCAGTGGCTCGGGCTCAGTGAGGGATACGTGGTACTGCGTACTGCGGACCACCACGTCTACACGTACAGCATCGATAAGCACTGTGCACATGGACTGTGTGTAGTGCTGGAGTCGGTAGCCCACACCACTACCACTACACATAGTGACCCTACTCATGTGACACATAGTGATGGTGTGCGTATGCCCATGATCACGCTTGAGCAGGGATTCGACTCATGATCGCGGTTTTTTTGGATCATGGGGGGGCTGGACAC